CAAGCAAACTGCATCATCATCAGCTACTATTAGCTTTACATCAGGAATTGATAGTACTTATAAGGAATATGTTTTTTTCTTTAACAATATCCACCCAGCTACAGATGATGTTGATTTAACATTTCAAGTAGATACAGGAACTAATACAAACTATAATCAAACAATTACATCTACAACATTTCAAGTATTTCATGGAGAAGATGGTAGTAGTGGCTCTATAGGATATAAAGATAATAGAGATCAAGCACAAGGAACAGGATTTCAACCAATATGTCAAGATATTGGTAATGCAAATGATGAAAGTATGAGTGGATATTTACATATTTTTAATCCATCATCATCAACATTTGTTAAACATTTTATGGGAATAGGTACTAATGTTTATTCTGGAGACGCTTCAATACAAATTTATTCTGCTGGGTACATAAATACAACGACAGCAATAACAAGAGTTCAATTTAAAATGGATAGTGGTAATATAGATGCTGGAGACATCTTGCTATTTGGGTTAAATTAACATACAAGGAGAATATTATGCCAAGATATAAATTAGTAAATGGAGAACGAATACAGTTCACAGCAGAAGAAGAAGCACAAAGAGATCAAGAAGAAGCTGATTGGGAAGCTGGTGCTTTTGATAGAGCTATGGCTAACTTACGACAAGATAGAAATAGAAAGTTAGCAGAAACAGATTTTTATGCTTTATCAGATGTCACTATGTCAGAAGAAATGACTACTTACAGACAGAATCTTCGTGATATTACAAATGGTTTATCTACTGTTGAAGATGTAAACGCTGTTGAATTTCCTATCAAACCATAACAATGAAATATATTTTGATCCTGTATATGTGCAGTTTAACTACAGGTAAATGTCCAAACAGCACAGTATCAGGTTATCAATTTAATTCACATTACGATTGCATCAATGCTGGTTATGCTATTGCACAAAAAACTTACAGAAACTTGAAAGAGCTAGAAGATTGGGATAAACCTGATTTTGAAAAAGAAAAAATTGTAGTTAAGTTTGAATGTAAGGAGATTAAAGTAAATGCCTAAGAAAAAAACTTTAACAGCAAAAGAATTAACAAGTCAGATGACAGGCATGAGATTATCAAAGCATGAAGCTATCTGTGCAGAGAGAATGAAAACATTATTCAAAGCAATAGATGAGATGCGTAAAGATATAAAAGATTTAAGACAAGATATGAACAAGGGAAAGGGAGCTGTAAACGTACTAATATTTTTAGCAGGACTAATTGCAGCTATTGTTGGTGTTTTTAAATGGAATGGCTAGACATAAAAAAGCAGTTACTGGATTGGTTAATGAACTTGCAGCACAGCTTGACTTTGCCAAAGACCCCAATATACTTGTATTTACACCACTTGGAGGACTTGGACCTATAGATATTGTTACTTTAAATATGACTACAGGTGAGTATACTGCGTATGATGTCAAAACGAAAAATTTTAGAAAAAAAGATTACATCCCTAGTGATGGGTATAAGAGAAATGCTAAAGGATCTCTTATCAATCGTCAAACGACTAATGAACAAAAGAAACTAAAGGTAAAAATAATCTATGCAACTATCTAAACATTTTAAACTAGAAGAATTTACAAAATCAATGACAGCAACTCGTAAAGGTATAGACAATACACCTGGAGCTGGTGATATTAAAAACCTAGAGAATGTTTGTTATGAAATATTAGAACCTGTCAGAGCTAAGTTTGAAAAACCTATAACTATTACATCAGGTTATAGATCAGAAGCATTATGCGAAGCTATTGGTTCAAAGAAAACTTCACAACACGCAAAGGGTCAAGCAGTAGACTTTGAGATCGCTGGTGTACCTAATATTCAAACTGCATATTGGATTCAAAACAACGTAGACTTTGATCAATTAATACTAGAGTTTTACAATCCAGATGATCCTGCTGGTGGTTGGGTTCATGTATCTTACAATGAAAAAGGATCAAACAGAAAACAAGTTCTCACTTATGATGGCAAAAAGTTTGACAATGGTCTGCCAGATATGAAGTGGAAAGATGGAAAGGTAGCAGGATAATGTGGTTTAGTGCTTTAAAATTAGGATTGAACGCAGCTAGTCATATTTATAAAAAACGTCAAGAGACAAAGATGGCAATGGCAGATGCACAACATCACCACGCAGCTAAGATGGCTAAAGGTGAAACTGAATATCAAGGTAAGTTATTAGAAGCTAGACAATCAGACTGGAAAGACGAGTTCGTGTTGGTCGTATTAACGCTGCCGATATTAGTGATTGCCTATGGGGTTTTTAGTGATGATCCTGGTGCGTCTGAAAAAATAAAAGAGTTCTTTGAACAGTTCCAACAGCTTCCTTCATGGTTTACAAATCTTTGGATTTTAGTTGTAGCTAGTATCTATGGTATAAAAGGTACACAAATATTTAGAAATGGTAAAAAATGACCATAGCAGCATTTGATCCTGCTTTACTAGGTAACTATTATCAACCTAAATATCTATTACATTTTCAATGGCAAAACTCTGATACTAAAATTTATAGATATGCTTTGGTAGAAGAGATAGATATAAGTAAAATAGATCATAAATTAAAAATTAAACAAGATGAACAAGGATTAACACAGGAAGAAATATGGTTAAAAAAATATTCGTACAACAATATGGTAGAAAAGTAACACATCTATCGCAGCAAAAAGGCAAGTATGGCAAGAGTAAAGTTCGATATAAACAAAGCTCCTCACGAAAGAATACCAAAAAAAACTAGCATTGGCAGACGACCAAAAATGAGTAGTATGAACAAGCATAAGAAACGATCTTATAAACCTAAAAATAGAGGTGGAATGTAATGAAGGTAAGTGAGAATACATCTGTTGCAATGCCAATAAAAAATATGATTGGTATTATTGTAGCTGTATCAGCAGGTATATTTGCTTACACAGAACTTACTGCTAGACTTACATCTTTAGAGACAAGTCGTGAGCTTATGCAATCTGATTTGCTCAAGGCATCCGACCAGAAACCAGTAGATCAGGAACAATTTTTAATACAAGAATCACTAGCATCTGACCTAGAAAAGACTATAGTGCGAGTAGATGAAATGATGCACAATGGCGTAAACATTCAAAGAATGATAAAAGATATTGAAAGATTGCGTGAAGATGTAGAGAAATTAAAGGATAAGGTAAGAGAAAATGGAAATGGTTATAGCTCTAATAATGTATCTCAATAACGATATGGTTGAGCATACATATAAAGAAAGTTTAAGCAAATGTTTAAAGTCAAAGCGTGTTGCTATTCGTGAAGTAAATCCACAATCTGTTAGATTTGAATGTAAGAAAGTAAATGCTGTAACTGAAATATACATGGGTCAAAAAAAAATAGTTAAGATTGAACAATGAGAAGAAGAGATAAACAACCACCAAGAAGTAAGAAGTATTACAGATCAACCAAGTCTGGTGCAGGTATGACTAAAGCTGGTGTTGCAAGATACCGAAGAGAAAATCCTGGATCAAAACTTAAAACTGCTGTAACAAAGAAGAGTGGATTGACAGCAAGAGAAAAAGCTAGACGTAAATCTTATTGTGCAAGATCAGCAGGTCAGATGAAAAGATTTCCTAAAGCTGCTAAAGATCCTAACTCAAGATTAAGACAAGCAAGAAGAAGATGGAGATGCTAGATAAAATTATATATAAATTTATTGGTTGGATAGATACTTTAAATGAAAAACTCAATGATGTTTTAACTATGGACTTTACCAATTTTAGTAAGAGAAATAAAAAGTGTAAATGTGGCAATAAAAAAGACTTGGAACAAAAGTAAAAATAAAGAGTTTGTCTGTGGATATTGCACATGGTGTAAAAAAGAACTATTGAACACTATGGGTGGATGGATTATAACTTATAGTAAGAAGTATTTTTGCCATGATGGTAAAGATGGTTCTTGTTTAGATAAATATTGTAACTTAAAAAAGGAGAAACAATGCCAGGATATAAGATGAAGAAACCAATGACAAAGAAGAAAGTTAAGAAAGCAAAGAAAGCTAAAAAAGCAAAAGGGAGAATGTACTAATGCCAGGTAAAGGTAAAAAAAAGTATAGCAAAAAACAAATGAAGATAGCTCGTGTTGCTGAACCTAGAGATAGGATCACAGGAGCTGACTTTAAAAAACTAAAAATGTCTAAAAAGAAAAGAAGAGTATGACAACTAAATCAGTAAAAGCACCAAAAGGTTTTCATTGGATGAAAAAAGGTAGCTCATATAAACTGATGAAGGGTACATACAAACCACACAAAGGAGCTGTGAAGATGGCAAAATTTGCAGTACAAAAAAGACATGGCTAAACTTTGTCCAAGAGGAAAGGCAGCAGCGAAAAGAAAATTTAAAGTGTACCCATCAGCGTATGCTAATATGTATGCCTCTGCCGTCTGCTCTGGTAAGATAACACCAGGTGGTAAAAAGAAAAAGAAAAAGAAAAGATAATGTCTAAAGGTTTACGATCTTGGGTACAAGCTAATTGGGTAGACATTGCTAATCCTAAAAAAGGTGGTGGCTTTCCTAAATGTGGTCGTAGCAAAGGAGAGAAAAGAAGAAACTATCCTAAGTGTGTACCTGCTGCAAAAGCTAGAGCTATGTCTCCAAGTCAAAGACGTGCTGCTGTATCAAGAAAGAAAAAAGCTGAGAGCAGAGGTAGAACAGGTAAGAAACCTAACTACGCTAGGACTTAGTTAGTTCGTCAAACTCTTGCCATATAGTTTGATTGTCATACCAATAGTGTTCTTTCTTTTGTTTCATTTGAATTGAATTTAAAACTGTAGTATGATCTTGTCCAAAAATTTTTCCTATCTCTGTTAAGCTCATCTTGTATCTTTCGTTTAATATATTGTGAATAATATTTCTAGCTCTGACAATATCTCTAGTTCTTGTCTTGGTAAATAATTCTTTCTTACTTACTTCATACTTAATACAAACTTTATTAATGACAGAGTCTATCTCTGCCTTTCTAGGTTTTCTAAATTGATAGCCAATAATTTTTCTTTCTGTACTGATAGGTACTATGTGTGTTTGTTTGATTTCTGTAATATGATTTGACATCTTTTGTTGTGCTAATTCAAAACCAACTTTAAATCCCTCTTCATATAGTTTGTATTGTTGCTCTGATAGTAAATAAAAAGCGATCTTATGTTTGTAAATAAAATCGTTGTTGTTTATTTTTTTGATATGTTTTTGAAACTCTTGATTAATTAAAGACATAAATCCCCTACAGTTTTTCTTGTTTTTTTTATCAATATAAATTAATGAGCTATGCTCTCATCAATTCTTCTTTTGCCTTCTCTATTTTCCAAAGCAATCTATAAGAATCTTTTTGATACTTATATACTCTTTGCTTTGCTTCCAGGTACTTCTCGTGTTTCTTCTGTTGAAGATCCCTGTACTTCTGAAGGCGAGTTCTTAACTCTTCCATCTTTCTCCTTTATTACTTTGGTAAAGTCTAATTTAATATTCTCAACTTTACATTCTACAACTTCCCCTTGTGCGTTGGGGTCGGCAGCTTTCTTTACATCATCAAATCTTTCAACCAACTGAAAGTTAGCTTCGCCAGATTTAATTCTTAAATACTTATCTGTTTTTATCATTTTTGTCTATATCTTTTTTGTGTAGATTAGATGCCATATCATTATATATTGATAAATCTGTGTAATTATCAGCTTTAAATCCCCTTGTAGCTCTGAATAATTTAAGTGTCATCATGATATGTGCCACCTGATATGGCTTTAGTTTTTTTTTCAAATTGGGTGCTAATATTAAAGTAAATAGCTCTGCAAGTATACTAAAATTATATTGATAATCTCCATAATCTTTCTCACGATCTTGAATTATCTTTTTCTTAATCTCGTTTGTAAGCTCTGTAATTTTCATATTGTTTTAAAGGCATGGCAGAAGAAAACAAATAAGAGGGAGCATTACCAGAAAGGGAAAGAGGTAATATGATTCGCTGCTCTAAAAAAACTTCCGCCACACCATTTAACTACAAAATCTAAAACTGGAGATTTAGTATCTGTAGTTGGTTTTGTTATATCCTGATCCTTGACCTTTTGCAAACTTGTTTGGTGCAAAAGATGGTTGCTGTCCTCTCGGCTTGGCAGACCCTGAACCAGTATTTGATGGTGTCAAGACAACATTGATAATTCCTGTTGGATTACCTTGTTCATCAAGATCATCAAATCCTGCTTGGTTGTACCATGTTTCTCCAATCTTAACTCCTATTCTCCAGGTCTTTCCCTCTGGTGAGTTTGGATTTATTGGTGCAACAAAACTTGGTCTATTATCTCCTTGTTGCTTCTCTGTATTATGTGTAAGTTTTATATATATCTTATCACTCATTGAGTTACTCCTTGTGTGTTTAGTTGTGTTTCCTTAGTGCCATATAGATCATCTAATTGTCTATAAACTCTAAGGTGGTTTTTCATAGCAAGATCAAAAGCATCTTTGTATTTATAATTTCTAAGTTTTCTTAGTTCATAAATAGTTTTTGCTTTTCTAATATCTTTTTCGATATTATCTATTGCCATGACATGATTGTTATCATGTTCTGTACCACTTGATTGTGGAATTTTATTAAAAGGTTTAGCATTGTAGCCATCTTCATTATCTAAACCTGTCTTTAAATGTAAGGCATTTAGGTAAGCATACTTCTTAGCATAGCTCATACCATTACCTGTACCAAACTTATCTAAGTTTCCCATTGCACTACATCCTTCTATATCAACATAGCTTTCTGGGTTTTCAATGTCATGTATTCTCATTGAACAAGTAACCATAATAAAAGTTTCTTTGACATAGTTGTTGTAAGTACAAACAGGATATAATCCATTGTTTAGTAATGCTTCCATTGCCACCTTTTGTACTTCGTCATGTAGCAAAGGATTGAATTGCATACCAGGTACTTTCTTGCCTTTGACTACTCCTCTTGCTTCACAAGCTGCCTTGTGTAGTTTTTGATAGATATTTAGTTTCATGTGTCTAATCCCCATAGTTGTTTGATTTGTTTTTTTTGGTCGTCTATTAAATCCCTATAATAAAAAGGATGATTTAATTCTGGTGGTTCAGCAAAGGATGATAGCTTTTGAATATCCCCTTTACAAAATATAATTAGTTGTTCCCATGCTTTTAGTCTTTGTGTAAGTAAATTATATTGGTCCTCTAAGTAATCATTTCTTAACATATCGTGTGTGTTATCAAAAATTGTGTATTCGTTTTCATTTACATAAAACAAAAAAGGTTTTCTTTTTGTGCAATGATAGTAGAAAGCAAGTTGAGTTATGTGCATTGGATCAGGTTCTGTTGGAAGCTGCGTTGATGCCATGTAGTATTCATCTTTGCCTCTCTTCTTTTTGATCGTAGGTGGTTTGGTTTTTGCTTCGCCTATCTTGTCATTGCTTTCATAATCTATACGACCAATAATATCTATGACCATATCGTTATGTTTGGCAGACACATATCTTTCAGCGACTAACTTATTATTACCAAATATTTCTTTGACACACTTCTTCATATTCTCAATCGTTGGATGTGCAAAGCTAACCATCATCTCTCTTGCTAGTTTATCTTTGTCATCTACTGGTGGTGTGTTCTTATCTATTTCATCTAACTCTTGCTGAAATATATCGTCATAATTTTTGTTCTTGAGGGTAATCTTTTTATCCCCCTCAAACAAAACCTCACAAGTTAATCTTTGTGTTGTGTTATTAACTAAATTACCGAAAGGAGCTTTGTATCTGATCAAGAATAGTCGTCTCAATTCTTGAGGCAGAGAGTAATTCAACACAAACCTTGTAAAGTTTTGGCTTGAAGAAGGACTCCAATGGTCTAGTCCTTGACCACCATTGAAATTTTTAAAATATTCTTTCATAATTAAATTATTCCAAAAGCACCTAACATTATAATAATAAATATTATTGGCATAATGATAGTGCCTGGATAAAAATCTAATAACTCTAATATTATTTTTTTTGTTTTGTTTTTCATTTGTTTTCCTTGTTTTACAGATAATCTATTTGCTTGTCAAATCTTTTATATACTATATATAGATACTTAAAGTATAACAAATAGGAGAAAAATGACACTAGCTGAATGGCGAAAGAAACAAGGTATATCTCATTATACGCTTGGCACTATGCTTGGAATAAGATCCATAAATCCAGCGACTAATTCACAACGATACTGTTTGGAGTCAAAAGAAAAAAGATTTCCCAAACCAAAGATGGTAAAGAAGATACTAGAGGTTACAAAAAAAGAAGTGACTCTTGATGATCTTTATAAAGCGTGGTGGAAGTATGAAGAAAGTAAATAAGTTTAAATACAAACGAGTAAGATTGTATTGGCAAGATATTGTATCAAACCCAGAGTGGCTTACGCTATCTAAAGCAAAGGACCAGGTATATTCTTGGTGTGAAGATACAGGTTATCTACTACATAAGGATCAAAAGAAAGTTATTATATTTGCTTCGCATAGCTTTGATGATGATGGCGAATTAACTGTTGGCAACACAACTGTCTATCCAAGATCTGTTGTAAAAAAAATTGAGGTATTAAAATGATTGAAAAAAATAGAAACAAAACATTGACAATAATTAGTTTAGGTGCAGGTGTACAGAGTTCTGCAATGGCAATCATGGCAGCTAAGGGAGATTTTCCTTCTGTTGATTGTGCTATATTTGCAGACACAGGATATGAACCAAAAGCAGTTTATAAATATTTAGATTTTTTAAAAAAAATTTTACCTTACCCAATACATATCGTTGCTAAAGGTAATATCAAAGATGATATGATAAATTCTATTGATAATGGTACACGCTTTCCAACAGCTCCATTCTTTACAAAAAATTCTGAAACAAATAAAAAGGGTATGCTTCGTAGACAATGTACAAATGACTATAAGATACAACCCATCAGACAAAAGATAAGGCAACTTTGTAATGTGGCTAAAGGTAAACACTTTCCTAAAGATAAGTATGTTGAGCAATGGATCGGCATTTCAACAGATGAAGCACAAAGAATGAAACCTGCAAGAGATAAGTATATTTTAAACAGACATCCATTGATTGAAGCAAAGATGTCAAGACAAGATTGTATTAATTATCTTAAAAAACATAACATACCACTACCTGAAAAATCAGCTTGTATTGTATGTCCATATCACAATGACGCTTATTGGCATTTTATGAAAACTGAAAGACCAAGTGAGTTTGCAGATGCGGTAGACTTTGATAAAAAAATTAGAACAGGTAGTAGAAAAATAAAGGATCATTTATTTTTACATAGAAAATGTATTCCTTTAGATGAGATAGAGTTTGATAAGAAAGAAACAGACAAACAATTAGATATGTTTAACAATGAATGTGAAGGAATGTGTGGAGTATGACCCACGATAAAATGTTTGAAGAGATAGGTTGTCCTGGTGAACTTAAAAAATGTCAAGCTGAATTGAAACGCCAAAAAAAATTTATAGAAAAACAATCTGAAATAATACTTGCTTTGGAAAAAGATATAGAACTAAAAGATAATATAATTTTAGTGTTAAAAAATAAATAATGGCACGTTGGACATACGCATTTAGCAATGGTAGTTACAACGATTTCCATAGGAAATATGACAATATTGCCATGATTGATATTGATAGTATTGAATGTTGTCCTGATTGCTACGAGCCACTTGCTATTCTTGAGACTTGTTATGACAAAGGACAGAAATATAAAGCTACAACCCTTGTAAACATAGTCGCTAGTCGCCTAAATATACCCTGTTTTTTGGTGTTCTATAAAAATTTGACCCCAACTACCCTAACCTTCAGGATCAAGCGTATAACAAGCTCTGAGACGCAGTTTGAGGTAATGAACGAGCAACAATGGGTGTCAATCTTGCTAGACCTACAAGCCAATCACAAAAAGGTATGTAAATATGGACACAAGTAGAGGTTTTTTATTTATAACTTACAAACTATATCATCATCTCAATAAATTAGATGGCGAACATAAGTCTCATTGTCTAAATGTTTTTTTATCTGTGATGAAGTATGCCTGGAAAAAGAATGGATATGAGGCAAAATTAAGGCACGAAACTATACACAAAGATACCGGTCTATGTAGAACCACGATCAAGAGCTGCCTATCCACTTTGAATAAATTAAATGTTGTAAAATCTTTTAGAGGTAAGAGTGGTAAGACTTATATTGTTAATGAGGTGTTTTTAAAAGCTGAAAAATTATATGAACCAATTAAGATAGCCGTTAAACCTACACAAGATAGCCGTTTTACGACTACATTAGAAGAAACAATATACAATAATAAAATAGATGAAATAATTGGTAAGAATAGAGGTAATTTAGATAACATAATTAATTCATTAGCCGTACTAGACCTGCCTGACCTTAAATCAGATACTAAAAATGTCTATTATTGTAAACTAGCTATTGAGAGAAAAGAGGAACTAGCTCGTCAAAAAAATTTAGTAGATCCTCAAATTATACAAAGGGAACTAAAGAAGATAACAAAGGAAAAGAACTTCGCTTATAAAAGAAAGAAAGAATACAATATTAAAAATGGTATCAAGCCATGGGAAAAATAAAGATACAATGTGAAGCTATAGCTCGTCATTCCGGTAAAAGATGTAGGTGTAAAGGGTACTTCACACCAACGTCAAGACGTATGCTCTGTACTTATCATAAAGCTAGTAAATCCTGGAATCATAAGACCAGGAAATATATGGGTTTATACAGAAACAATAGAATAGATATACAATCCAAGATTAATATGTTAAAAAACTTAAAAAATTTTAAGTCCAAATCAGAAGATGAAATCAAAAGATATATCCAAGACCAAGAGCAAAGAGCTAACACTATCAGATACAGAACTAAATACTTTAATAGATCGTATTTACGATGGCGAAACTCTGTACGAATTGGCAAAAGATTTACGGATCAAATTGACAACGCTATACAAATACTTGGATCAAAACCCAAAGACAAAGGAACGATTTGAACTAGCACAGGAACGAGGTAT